CCTCGGGCTCATCTGCATCGGTCCCGATCTTCGTCGGGTTCTTCTGGAGAGCCTGGAGAAGCATCTGACGACGGGAAAGCTTCTTCTTGGGCGCCTTCTCGTCGTCGGTCTGAGCGTCCTCTTCCGCCGAAATGCGCTTCTTCTTGCGAAGGGGCTGCGCAGCGGAAGGTTTTGCGCTGTAGTGAAACAGCTCGTCCTTATAACGGGTCACTTGGACCGTGCCGCCTTTCTTGCTTCTCGAGCGGCGGCCTTCTCGGCACGGATCCGCTCACGTTCTTTCTTCTCCCGCTCTCGCTCGACCTTGGCGTCGTGCTTCTTCTTCGCGTTTGCGGCACCTCGCTGGACTCCGGCCATTTTAGCGAAGTACGAGACGGATGCCTTGGCGAATCGACCTTGGGTTTCCGAGCGAAGTGCAGCTCGTTTATCGGCGATGATCTGTGCCGTGGACTTCGTGCCGATGGTCTGTTGACCGACCTTCTGGTAGGTCTTGCGTCGACCCCACTTCATCCCCGGAACGCCGTAATGAAAGAGCTCGTCTCGATACTTGTTCACCATAGCTTGGTGTCGCCCTCTCGACGTTCGATCAGCTCACTCTCTCGAGCGAAGCCGTAGTGTATAGCGTTGTGTGTATCGTGGCATACAGTGATGAGGTACTCCGGATCTAGCACCGCGGGGTTGAAGTCTATGAGATCCTCGGGCTTCATCGGATTCATGTGGTGAACAAGAAGCTTCCCTTGGATCTCCATCCCCTCGACGCCCAAGTCTCGACCCAGGTCTCTAGCGATCGTGATGTCTCGAGACCTCTTCCACTCCGGCGAGTGATAGAACCTCTGGTTCAGGTAGCGCCCCTCGCCGAATGTGCGTGCGTATGGGTCTGAGAAAGTCTGCAAGTAGCGCAGTCTCGAGTCCCAATCCGGAAGCTCAATCAGTTCAGAGTACGTCCTCACCGACACCACCGCCGGAATAAGCGCGGAACGCTCTAAGTACCTCTGCGTACGCCTCTTCGCCTCTAGCGGAAGCCTCGAGTGCTTCGGCTTTGGCTTTGAGCATCTTGTTCTCGGCGCGGAGTCGCTCCTGTTCGAGCTTCTCGCGACTGGTGCCGAGTTTGAGATAATGAATTACAACCGATGGAGGCGCCGTACCCTCGGCCAGCATCATCTCAGCCCGCGTGGTTGCCAGGGAGACCAGACGATCCTCGGCCTCCTCTGGGGAACGGGGCGGCCTCTTCGGTACTTCGATGGGCTTTGCCTTACGCGGCATTGAGTTTCACCCCTGCGACGATATGTTATTGCGAAGTTCGACCGAGATTCAGGTCGGACCACGCGACTCAAGCAACCCCTCCCGACGCGGAAAGGAACACACAAGAAAACGCGTCAGGTGCGAATCGCGTGGCCTGGTCCGAATCCCGACCGAAAATATCCCTCTGGGTCGAATACGAGGTGGACGGCCGAAGCCCGGGGGGTGTCGAGCGTGCGACCCCTCTCCCCCCGTTCGGCTGAAAATAGAAATAGAAAGATTCGAACTTTCAGTTTTCTCTTGATTCAACCTTTTTGTAGTTTCCTGTCAAGTCGAGCTCAACGATCTCGTCGATCGCTTGATTCGTTGCAAGAACTTCATCAGCTTCAGACAGTTCGTCACTAGTCCATGCCACCCTACCCAGGTAGGAGGTGGTGTGGTACCCATGTGCCTCGTCCCACTCATACCATTGGTAGAACGAATCGAATGGATCGTAAGGGTTGTCCAGTGTAGTAAGCCGAGCAGCCTGCATGGTAGGGGTGCACCACCTATGCTGTAATAGTGTGTATGGGCAGGTGTGCACAGGGCCCCTACAGAAACCCCCCTTGTGCGGGAGCCGCCATAGAGGCCCTGTGCAGAAGGCCTTCTCAGAGACCCTGTATAGGGAGAAGGCCTGAGTGAGCTTCTCTGGAGAATCAGTGAACAACGGAACGCAAGTTCGGAGAAGCTTCGTATGCAGAGTCCTGTGGCTAGACCACCGTGGCAGTACCCGAAAGATACTCTCGAACTCTAGCAGGACTGATGCCCAGGGCATCGGCGATCTCGGCAACGGTCGAACCGTTCTTCCTGTAAATAGAAATGCGATTCGCCTGGCGCCTCGTAAGGGGGTGGGTCTGCTTGGGCATAGCCAAAGATTTGAGGTGATCTAAATCTGCGCTTTCGAGAATTTGATCAATCATTGACTGCGACACAGCACCCTCCTGGATGGCCCGGTACTGGAGGGGGGTGGGACGGATACGGGTGGCGTTTCTATCGTACCCCAGTCTTTGACGGGCGGTCTTTAATGCCATGGCCGTTACTTTGGCCCGGTCCTTATAAGACATGTCGGGATTTGAACGCACCTTGGCATCGACAACGCCGTTAGCAATAACCTGGGCCTGTCTCTCCAGGGGCTTTGCTTTACGGGCCACATTGATCTGGGCCTTGAGTTCAGCCACCTCTCGAGAATAACGCCGGGCAGCCTGGGGATTCTTCTTGACCCGGGGCTGAGACACGGCTTCCTTCCTCGCTTTGTTGGCCAGGGCCTTCAGCGAGTTGGCGTGCTCGGCATACAGGTTCTCCATCCGGGTGCCCGAAGACAAGGAGTAGGCGTCATCGGTCAGAGCCATACGGGGGGCTTTCTCAGTGCGCAGCACCTTCTTACCCCGGGAATCGATATAGCTCTCTCCGGTTTCTACCCATACCTTCTTGCCGGTCTTCGGATCAATACCGCCGCCATCTCGGGCAGAGCGAGTCTTGCGCTTGGGTATGCGCTTCTCGCCGCTGGCCCTCGAGATGAGGGTGGATGCTCCACCAGATTGATATTTCTTCTTGAGGGCAGCGATGCCGTTGTCGCGCTCGGACTGCTTATAATTGAGTTGATGCTTCTCCGCGTCGATAACGACCATGGAGTGACGAACAGCCCGGGCCAGCTCCTGCTCACTGGCGCCCTTGATGGTCATGTCGGTGATAAGATTACTGATCTTCCCCATCTGCGTCTGGGTGTCGGACATGACTTTCATTCCGTCGTACTTCGGATACGCCCGTTTCGGATCGAAGCCCGCCAGTCCTTTCAATGGCTTGGTGGCTTTGATCCTGGTCTTGCCGCGATGCGGAATGACCACCACGCTATCTCCGTCGAAGTCGGCACCGCTGAGTCTCTCCGCAACGCTGGGGTGAATACCGACGGCGTCAGTCGCCTGCCCAAGGGTGCGGCGAGCCTTCTTGTTACGGTTGTTGACCACGAGCTGGGGGATCTCGAAAGTACCGCCATGCGGATAACGAACGAGCGATACAACCTCGCCGTCTCTATAGTTCGGCGCGTAGATCTCGTTCTTCTTCATGTGGGGGAGCGGAAGAATAACCTGCGAACTCTGACCGGGAAGGGCCTTGGCCTTGAGGTGAACAGACGCCGAGTCGCAATCATCGGCCAGCGAAATGAGCAGCTTCTTCCGAAGGCTCGGGTTCGTCAGCTTCATGATGTCGTCGTACTGCTTCTGCTTCGACTCCCGCACTTTGGCGAGCTGCTTCTTGGCGAGAACGGGGGACTGCTTCGAAAGGAACTGGGAAGCGAGAGACTGGCTCCACTTGTCCCATGTTCCCTCGTCGTTGACAATATTGATCGCCGACAGCTTCTGCTTGCCGTCCTTGCCTTTGAAGTACAGCTGCTTGCGGATGGTGGCGCCGAACGGATTGTCGGGATCCTTCTTCATCGGCTTCAGGACGGTGTTATCCTTTGGGCCGAGCTTCGGGGTGCCCTTTTTCTTGTTCGTGTTGAAGACGACGTCCACGCCTTTAGGCAGGTCATCACTGTACATGGCCATACCTTTGAGGTAATGGGTGCCATCCACCGCAATTCGAACCTGGGCGTAGGTGCTGTTGCCGAGCGATAGGTCCTTCACCCCACGGCGAATCTGAATAACACCGTCCATATCCGTGCCTCCGTCCTCGTCGTAGCGAACTTTGATCCGCTTGGACGAAATGGACGAGGGCTTCTTGATCCCGGTGGTGAACGCGCCATCCAGGTCCGCGGCGATTCCGGGGGTCCGGATCTTGTCGCGGTTGGCCATCAGATCGGAGCGCTTCGTTCCGGGGGGCGAGAGGACCTTGAGCGTGGTGAACTTATCACTCCCGGCCTGCTTGATGTAAACCTCGTTGGTGACGTACCCGCGCTGCTTGAGTACCTCTACCGCCGTACGAAGCGTTGCATCGGAACACCCCATGTTGAGCTCAACACCGGCACCGTACTCGACGTACTTGTGCTTCTTGGCCTGCTCCGCCAGAATGTCTGCAGTCCTATTGACGTTGGACTTGATATCGCGAGCGTCCTTGGAGAGAAGGTTTCGAACTGAAGATTCATTGATCCCCATCTTCTCAGCGATGACCGTGTTCGGGAGTCCAGCCTGCTTCATGCGGACGGCTCGCGAAATGTCTCCCGCCCGCTTCTCCTCGCCAAGATGCATACCAATGGCTCGGAACTCGGTTGTGGACATCCCCCAGCCTCGAGCAATATCGGTATCGCTCAACCCCTGGTCGCGAAGACGCTGTCTCTCGGCGAAGAAGCCTTTAGCGCTCTGGTAGGGGTCCTTGCCAGAACCCCATGGGTACCTCCCCGAATGGCGGGGGGTACCGTAGTGAACGAGAATATCGTCCGGAAGCATTGAACCTCCTGCTCTAGCACTCAGGCATCTTCGAGCTTGATGTCTTCGATAAGTTTGTTGAAGTGAACGATCTTGTCGATGATATGCCCGAGCTCATCAACATCGGGCTCTTCAACCATCACCTCGTCGTTCTGGTAGATCCGCAGCTCCGCCGAAATATCGCCGGGACGGACGTCGTACTCCAGACAGAAGATGGCCGCATAGATCTTGAGCTGGGTCATGCTGACCGGAGTCGTCCCCGTCTTCAGATCGTGGATCCTTAGAAATCGAGAACCTTCGTAGAAGCGGATGGCGTCAGCAGTCCCGTACACGTTCGGAGAATAGTAAAGAACTTGCTCGGGAGTCATGCGATAACCGATGGCGTCGTTCACGTAGGCGTTGAACGTCACTTTGTTGCGTGGCATGCGCATGCCGAGGCGAATGTGCTCGGCGGCCATTGCGTGGAGGCGAGTTCCGATAGCCGCGGCCTGGGCCGTGCGGTAGGACTCGATCAACTTGGCGTCGTCGTAGTTCACCCAGTGATACTTGCTGGCGCTCAGAAATGCGTGTACGCCCTCAAGCCTCGAGTGATCGTTGAACTTCATCTAGAATGTGCTCCTTGTTGGATGGATCGATGAACGCGGCGTAGGCCATGTCGTCCATCTTGGATATATACCAATCCTGGTTCGGACGGTGCTTGGCCTTGGGGGAGGCCTTCACCTCGAGGGCAGCCCATCGGTCTCGATAGAGAACGAGGAGATCGGGAACACCCTGCTTGTAGTTCGGGTCGTTCTTCAAAACCATACTACCCGGAAGCCGGTTCTTGATCTCCTTGATGAGCTTGGCCTGGAAGTCTCGTTCGAGCATGATGACTCCAGTAAATCGATAGGAGATGATCCTCCTTCATTATAATACATGTTGAGTAGGCGATATGGTGGGTATGGAAGATCTTGGATCGGGCGGGTTGAATCACGTAAGAGCCAAAAATGTTACAGATGTTACGTATGTTAAAACTGTGGCGTAACCTGTAACTGGTGTGACTATTTGTGACTGGTGTGACAGGAGTAAACGATTCGAGCCAAAAACAGCATTTTCCCTATACCGCTATAATTTTCTATATTTCTCTCTCTCTTTTTATTATTTATTTTCTAAGTAGTAAGAAGTAAGGATTTGGCTTCTAGGGGGTACAAAACCGCGTAATTCCAACGAAAAGTCCTCCAGCCAAATCTGAAATCGAAGCCGCAAAAATGGCTGGTAAGCCGAAAAGCAGCCAAAACCTGTCGGACAGCCGGGTCAAGCGGCTGCTACCCCTCCCCCACAGCCGTTTTTTTTTTGACTATAGGGGGGGGTGCAGCCATTTCAATGATGGCTGCTCAGACCCGGCTCAGAGCCCAAGATTTCTCATTGAAGACCTCTTTTCGGCCCTGAGCACGTCGGATAGCGAGATCTATGTCACTCTGCGTGTACAGAAACCAGTACCTCAAGTTCGTGTACGGGGTGTTCATTCGGTCGATCCGCCCCATGCACTGTTGCGTCTGTCGCCAGGAATACGACAGGCTGAAGAAGATCATGCAGTCCGTCGTCACGCAATTCCATCCCTCAGCACCCGATGCGTAGTTCACCAAGTACGCCCACGACTCCCCCTCCGGCAAGGATTCATGCTTGTGCCCGTTGTACTCCCTCACAGATACCCCTGAGAGGCCGTGTAAGCCACGTAGAAGCTCTAACTCGTAGTCGAAGGAGTAGAATACGATCACCCGCTTAAAACGCCTCAGAATGGCTCTCACGCGTTCCATACGAGCCTCGTTGTCGTTCACCATGCGCCTGGCCGCATAGCACAGTGCTCCGGCGTCCTCGATGGGCTCCATCTTCCAAGGATCGAAACGGTCCCGCATCAAGGTTTTGAACGCCATTTTGTCATAAGGTACATCCACCCACTCGACAATTCGGCGCGTGTGGCGCTTATCGGGCATCGAAACGGTCACGAGGCGTTTGAAACCCTGGAGTTTGCTCTGGTTGTGCCAGCGCTTCACCTTCGGATACTTCGCGAAACGGTCCCACTCGACGTGCTGCTCCACGAAATCGGTCTTGTTGCGGTAGAACCCGTGCGCGAGAAACACGTTGAGGTAGTCCATCCAGTCGTCCCCGGGCGTAGCGCTCAGGAGGATCCAGCGGTTCTGGCGGGCTATCTTGATGAAAGCTCTCCCCCAAGCCCCCTGACCGCCTCCACGAGCTTCGTCGAAGATGAAGAACGCCCTCCTCACGCCCTTGTACTTGGCTATGTTGTTCCAGGAGTCTATGACGACACTGTACCCCCTCTCCTCAAGACCCATACGAACGACCTCGTCGTGCCATTCGCGGTCGTTCCTCTTCTTGGCCGTGCAAATTATATAAACCATGGCGGGTGCCCCGGAGGGCGAAGTGGACCGGGGGGTCTCATACGACTCGACGATATATGCCAGAGCCGTAAGAGACTTCCCGGAACCCACTCCGCCCTTCAGGATGCACCCGTCGGTCATCTTCTGCAAGGCCTCTTGCTGGTGACTCCAGAGCATCACGCCCATGAGTCCAGTTCAAGAGCCATCTGCGTCCAAGCCTCCTTCCGATTGGCCCAGGATTGCCGCACGCCGTCTGAACGGGAGCGTACGGCGAGGTTCGCCAGGCGATTATCCCGCTTGTCGCCGTTGATGTGGTATACGTGCTCTTCGGGGCTCAGAGGGCCTCTGAACGCCTCCCAGACCACGCGATGCAGGTAGTACGTCCTGCTCCCGCTCAAGGTGGGGAGATTGACTACCAGGTAGCCGTTGTCCTTCTCGAAGGCCCGGTAGTAGTATCGCTCGTTCCGGCTGCGACAGACACCGTCGACAGACACCTCGACGCGGTTCCCATCTCCCACGGGAGCCCATACGTGGCCGCTCAAATCGCCGTCACGATCACTGAGGGATCGGTGCAGCGCTCGAAGATGTGCTTGCCCTTCTCGAACAGCTGCGTCCCGATAACCGAGATACCTTTCGGATCCCAGATCGTCAAGACATACCGCTCGAGGTCGGAGCACCACCCCCAGCTCCAGGTGACGTGATCCCAGCACAGGCGCCCGGTCGGCCGGAGCACGATGACCCTCTCATCGATCCCTCCGCTCAGGTACTCGTCAACCAAAAATGTATTCATCCCACTCACTTACTGCTCCAATCGCCTTAGCCGCTTCATACTTCCGCTTCTCCGGGGTCTTCTCGAAACTCGCCGCCGAGTACCCCTTTGCCTTGGCGAGGCCTATACCTCGCGTGTAGATCATGGCGTCTTTGAGATTCATGATCCGGATGTTCTCAAGAGTGAGGGGGCCGTCGGGATCGTCCAGGACAACCCTCTCCCCCTTATTCAGTGGACGGATCCAGGCGTCCGCCATGAGTCTGGCGACTCCGACGTGGGCCCGTGTTCCCCCCTTGCACAGGGTGACATAAGGTGTCTTCCGATCCTGACCGGTTGCTCCCCACTTGTATCTGAATCCGTCGGAGATCTTACGGACCTCCCCTTCAAGACTCACGCAATGGGTGAACCACTCGTAGCATTGCCGGTAGTCCTCAGTCATGGTCCACGGCTCGAGCTTGGCCCGCTTGATCTCATGGGGAGACGTGACGAAGAGATTCGACAGACGACAGTCCTCGACATCCCCGTTCAAGGATTTGACGAACTTACCACGCGGAAGCTTCTCGTCGTGGAACGTCTCCCATACGATTCGTCGCAGGGGGACGGTGCGCCAGGCTTTTCCGCCAGCCGGAGTCTTAGCACCGATGGGGTGCAGCGTCACGCAGGGCTCAGCGGTCGTGGCGCGATTGCGAACCCGCATAGGGTGGTTACGAGGTTTCTTGTCCGAGGTTCGTCGGATGTTTCCGAGATCGCTCACCTCGGTATTCTCGTAGTACGTTGACTCAGCCCACTTCTCAGTCATCCGAGAGCTCCGCGTGGTAATGGTAGACGGTGCGGTCGAGCTCGTAGCGCTTGTTGACCAGGCGAGGGCGGTGCAGGCGGTGCTTGCGGAGCATGATGTCCAGGAGCTTCTGAACGCTGTGCTCGCGCTCCTGCCAGTGCCGAGTCTCGGTGTGCAAGTTACCGTTGTGATCGGTGTGAGTCAAGTGAAATACGATGGTCCTCATCAGCGTGCTTCCTCCGTACGGTCGTGCTTCCAAACGGCTTCGATCTCGTCATCGGTCTCTGTGATGGTCCATCGCTTATCGCTGTAGTGAACCACGTCCTCTATGATATCCCCTTCGAGGAACATGTTGGGGTACGTCACCGGGATGCACCACTCGCCGTCCAGGACTGTCACGGGTCCTGTGATCTCGTCCACGATGTCCGGTGCGTCCTTGACGCGGGTGCGGAGAATCATGAGACCTTCCAATCGAGATTGTGGAGAAGTGACTGGAGCTCCTCCTGAGCGGTGATCAGAGCCGGGGTGACGGGAAGCGACTTCAGCTCCTCGAGATATGCGTGGGCTGTGCGATAGTCATTACGCAGGAACGTCTGGTCCTCGTGCCAGGGGTCGGCGTACAACCTCCAGAAACGGGCTGTGATGCGGGTCCACTCGACGATAACACGAATGCGGTCCATCTCAGATCGTCTCCCTCAGGGTCTTCTTCAAAGTGGTGCGAATGGAGCTCCAGACATCCCTGGTCTGGAACACGAGTGCGAGAATGTCCGAGACGTCGGTGTCCTCCACGAGAAGCGGGAGGTTCTGAGCGTCCTCCTCAAGGCCGTCGAGGGCCCGCATGTGGTTCTTGCACTCCATGGAGTCTCGCGCCATCTTCGAGATAACGTCGTGCGTGAAATGAGCGGTGCCGATGGTGGCCGACCAATACGAGCTCATTCGCTGTGCCTGCGATATGGAGTACTGGACCCGCTCGAGAATCTCGTCGTAAGTCATGACGTGTGTTCCGATCTTTGTAGTAATACAAAAGTGTGCTGTTGCGTGAACCCGGGGGCCCAATGTCTCCAGAGGACCCCCGGGTTCGAGTGCTGCCTCAGACGACGCCCGAGAACAGCGAGTAGAACGCGTCGTCACTGATGACCACGACGTCGCGAGATCCGAGGTGCACGGTCCACATGCCGTTCCGCTTCTCAGCTTTCACGACCGCCCCCGCTCGAGTCTGATAGTAACCAGCGAGGTTCTTGGTTGATGGATACCGCATCAGTTCCCTTTGGCTCTTTTGATCTCTCGATCAAGATACCACTGAGCCTTCTTCAGATCCTCGACGTACTTGTCAGGATCCTTGCGCCCCGCACGACAGACGTACTTCACGACGTTGCCTGCGCAGAACAAGAGGTGCTCGGTGAGGTCAATCACCTCGGCACCGTTGCTCCAGCCGTTGGCATAATACGGCGGATGCGAGATGCTATCCGAGTTCTTCTTGCAGGTCATCAGCGCCACTCCTCCGGCGGCTCCTCTTCCTCTGGAGCAGGCGGGTTGTAAATTGCATCGAGCTCGTCCGTGGCGATGGTGATATACGCCTTGTCGAGGTACGCCGTGCAGAACTCGATGCCCGCTCGAGTCCTGCCGTGGTAAGGACGAACGCTCAAGTCGGCTTGCTCGATATCGGCGAAGTCCAGCTGACCGACCGTGTCCTCGGTCAATGGAGTTTTCGCACCTCCGGCGATCAGAGTGACCTTAGGCGGACGATAACCGTAACGAACCTTGACCTGGACGAAAGGCGTGGGCTCCTCGTCCTCGTCGCGAGGCTTGAGAGTCTTGACGTTGAAGCCCTCCTCCCGGAACGCTCGCTCCTTGTCGGGAGGAAGAATAACGCAGAATGTCCTGTCCGTGTTCCCAAACTTGTTAGGAGCTCCCGAGAAGTTTCGAAACAGAAGGCGCGCGTTGCGAATAATGTAGTTAGCCATGGCGTGTTCTCCTATCAGTAGTTCTTGAGCCAATCGCTGATGCGTGAGATCTCCTTGCGCATCACGGTGAGCATGGTGTCCTCGTAGTCGCTGTAGACTTCTGGAACCTCATCATCAAGGGCGGTCAAAATGCCAAGATGCGTCCCCTTCGTCGTGGACAGAAGACCGAGAACATGATCCTGCAGAATCGCCGCCTCCTCAGCATCCAGACGTCGTGTGAAAGTCTCCATGTGTTCCTCTCTGTAAAACGATAATCCATACCCGTTGTTCGCGGATACGGATTCGGAGTCACTTCTCCTGATCGGTTTCATCGTCCTTCGCGTCGTACGCGGCCCGGCAGATGCCTGTGACGGCACCCGCAACAACCGCGGAAACAGCGATCTTGGCGAGTTTCTTGTTCGTTGTCTTTCCTTTCGATAGTGGGGTCTCCATTATAAGCTTTGCAGAGCTCGCGATGAAGACCCCACTGCCGAATGTCAGACGGCTCGGAAGACCTCTTCGTCGCCGTACTTTCGGATCTGATCCAAGGCGTCCTCGGCCAACTTGTCATAATATCGCCGGTCGATTCGCGCTCCGGTCAGAAGAGCGTCCCCTGACTCCATCCAGAGATATCCCTTGGTTCCCGCGACTGCTCCGTAGGATATGACGTCCTGGCCGTCAGAGTCTTTTCTACGCGTTTCGCGTAGAAGTCTTCCGCCTCCTTCGACGACCGGAACGAACGTTCCCACACGACCAATGAATTTGAGATCTTCAGGTACGACGTCATCACTATCGGGTGCGAGATACATCCGGCTTGTGACTGACTTGGCCTGGATATAGTCGTCGAACTCGATGGGTTCTCGGGTAAACAGCTTCTTGTAGACATAGGGCTCCTGGAATTGCTTCCCCGTCGCGTGCCATCCCGACTCATCATGCGCGATGTAGACCGCATCATTCACAAGGCACATACGATCGTATGTCGCCTCATGCTCGAAGTCGTATCCGTACTTCTTGCCGAAGTCCATGACAAACTGGATGTCGTCGGGAGTGGCGTTAGGAATCTTGATCGAATCGGTTTTGATGTGCGCGACCGTCAATCCTCGCTTCTGCACAGCCTCCTTCAGATCGACCATGAACAGGGCCCCGCGCTTCGCGACGATGTTGTCGACGTTACGGGGGTCCCGAAAGGGATTGTCGAACTTGGCAGCCGTGAGTCCGTAGACGCTGTTGATGGCGATCTTGAGGGCATATGCGAGGGCTGAGAGCTCTTCCTTCGATCCCAGGTACGGACCAAGAGCACCCCCAAGAAGACTAGCAGCGGATGCCGTATCGCCATGTTTGACGGCGATCCTAGCCATCTTGATCTCCGAAAAGCGCGACGTGTACTCGCCGAACAGATTGAGTTGCTCAATGGACGTAGGATGCAGTGATGCAACATCCAGAAGAGCAACATCGCGATGAATACCAGGCTCAGCATAGACGTAACCTCCTTCGCCGACTTCCACGCCCTTATACGTGGACTTTCCGTATTCGTACTTGTAACCGGGGAACATCTCGCTCAAGTCCGTGTAGACCAGCTGCGGATGCTTCTCCTTGCCGAAGATGATTCGGGTTGTGAGGGCGTTAGTCGAGTGATTCGGCGTAAGCCCAGCCACCTTGGCGAGAACCTGACGTGCGACCCAATCCTCGTGGAGATGCTCGAAAACCTTCTCCGTGGATATGACATCGTTATCGCAGTACTCGCTCACGCGTGCCCAGTGCTCTTCAGGCACCGGTTCATCCCAGTCGAAACCGAGCTCATCGTGCTTGAGACCGAGTTCGATCTCCCACTTCTTCAAGGACTGCTTCTTCGCCGCGAAGTCATACACATCCGTGTAGGAGAGATTATACGCCTCGACGAAGCCAGCCTTGACATGGGACTCAATGATCCTCTTCGAGAGCTTGTAGAGCTCGTAGTTCGAATATCCGATGATTCGTGCGTAGAGGATGTGGTTGTCGTACCTCCGGTTATTGAAGCCGACAAGGCGATTCCTGCACAGCGCCTCGATCTCCTCCGGGTCCGGATTGATCATTCGGACCACCTTCTCGTTTCCCTGGACCTTCCAGTTGAGGAGGAAGAGATTGGGAAATACCTCGCAGTCGAAGAAAATGAGGTCCCCATCCGACACAGGAGGGTTCTCGGATTCCTCGTCATCCTCGGACTGGAAGTGCATCTTCGCCACCTGTTCGAGACAGTACGCCCCGTGATGGGTGCTGGATGCTGCGAACGCCATAACTTGATTGCGCATGTCCGAGATATCATACGACAGATCTGACGAATACGCGTCGTCCAGGATCTTGCGAATGAAATCCACGCTCGGCTTGGTGCCGGGGTGTATCTCTTTACGAAGATTTCGCAGAACGAGTTGACGCAGGGCCTTCTCGCTCTTCATGCGGGTGTCCGAGATCACAGGTTCATCCTTGAGAGGGAGGTCCCCTTCGGAAAGTCGCGCAAGAGTCGGTCGTCCTCCGCATTTCGTGAGACGCCTGCGGAGTGCTGACTTTCCTCGATAGACTTTGCACTCGATTCCGTCTTCAACGAAATTGCGGAGTCTATCGGTGTCTCCATCGTAAACGTAATGGAGATGGATGCCCCCTCCGCTTCGTGAGAGCTCAGCGTATGTAGGAGGCCACTGAGCTGCGGCTGCAAGATTGCGTTCAAGAGATTTGGATCCCCCTTCAGAGAGATCGAAATCGATGACGACCTCGTTGACCGGTGGACGGACAAAGTGCTCGCTCCTTGTGTCGAGTTCCTTCAGAGTTTTGGTGACATCACCCCAGGGCTTTCCGGGATGGCCGTCAGGGGTTGCGTACTGCGCCGGCATGTCCGCGTACCTGGAGTCCAGGTATGAATCCTGCGCATCCAGTTTCAACCATGTTTCAGGCTTCTCCTGAACGATTCCGTCCTTGTCTCGAAGGGAATCATGGTCGAACCCGTAGTACACCGATCGGCGATTAATTCCGCTTCGTTGATCTCGATCTTTGAACTCCTCGTAGAAGTCCTTCAACGATTCGCGGAACACATACATCGGCATCTTATACTCGATGTTCGCCATGTCGCAGTACTGCTTGTACAGCGAATACGCCCGCTTAAGCGTCATTCCGTCCTCTTGGTCCAGCTCGTCCTCCATTTCGAGAACGAAGTTGAACAACGGTTCGGTTCTACTTCGCATAGCAATTGGCTCGTAAGCGTCATATGCCCACGGGCCTAGTGCACGATACACCTCTAGACAACGCTCCGCTATATGGGGGATTGTCTCGGATATCTCCTGCATGCAGAGCTCGTACTGGCTTCTTGGCAGACGGTACCCTGAAGGTCGGACGTCGATCAAGCGGCGAATAACCCCGGATTTCGCGTCCGTGATCTTCACCGGCGAGTTCGTGCCGACGAAGAGCATGGTGTCGAACGCGATCTCGTAAAGCCCTTTCCCCTTCTCGTCCATGATCTGTCTCTCGTGGGAGACGATCTGATTGAGGCGGGTGTTGTCCTCGATCTTGCTCAAGTCCCCGTCATCGTCGATCGCCAACAACGGATTCGACTTGAGAGGTTCGAGGGCGAAACGGTTCTGCGCCTGTCCAAGAGCTTTCGCCTGAAATGTTCCCACGTAGTCCTCGAACAGCATGTTGAGAATACGGAAGAACGTGGACTTACCGACGCCTCCTCGGCCGTATAGCACGAAGAATTTCTGAATCTTCTTGCTATCTCCCGCAAGGATCGAACCGGTAGCCCACTCCAGCTTCTGCCTCTCGGAAGGTTCGAAGAGTGTCTCCATGAGCCTGTCGTAGGCGCTGCAGTCCCCTTCGACAGGATCGTAGGACAGACGCTTGGTGGCGTAGTCCTCTTTGCGTTTTGGAGAAGAACGGAATAGGATATTGCGGTCCATAGCGCGGGGATTGTCGGGCATGTTGCGCAACCAGGACTTGAAGAGCTTGTACTGCCCGCTGTCCTGGTCCTCGAGCTTCATCACCTTCGGGTTTCCGTGCTCCGACGAATACGACTCGAGTGTCTTGTCAACCAGATGCACGAGATCGAATTCCTCAGTGGACCACAAACCTTTTTCGGGCAAATATACCGCGTAGAAAGCGCCCCCACGAATGATCAGGTCGTCGGGGCACGTGTTTCGGTATGACGGACGGACTTTGCGAACCTTGGTCTTATGGTCCTCGTACTCCGTCACTTTGAAAAAGCGCATGCGTTCTCCTTACAAGGGAGACACCTCGTTCGCGTAGTATTGCATCTGGTACCACAGCTCAGTGTCTCGCATATCCTGAGGCGCCACCCCCTCTCTCAGAAGGAACAGGCCGCCCAGACCGTCTCGGTCATAGTTGATGTTGATGACGTCGTCAGCACGATCGAGAATCTCTGCTTCGTAGTCCTCCGGGTCCGACCAGAACTCGGTGTCGTCGATTCCGTCAAGTGCCAGATTCGAGACCATCTCCCAGAACCAGAACGCCGTGTCCTCGTCGCCCGTGATCTGTCCGAGGCGCTCGGCAATGGCGATCATTACCTCGAGCAGGGACACGTTCGGGAACGGACGCACGTAGGTGTGATCCAGGCACATTTCGGCGATCAGATCAGCACGAAGCTCCTGAGCGTCGTGAATGCGATTGTCGTCTATACCACGGGTGTCTTTAAACTCCACCCCGTCCAGGACGCCCAGAAGCATCCTGTAGGACAGGTCCGTGAGCTCTTCGCGGTCCGCGGCCACAATGTCGTAGAGGACGTCGAAATAACGCTCCTCCTGCCGCTCCTTCTCAAGTTCCTCGAGCGTACTCATTCGTCGATATTCCTAAGAACGTCCTGCTCGTATGAATCCTCGACGATCTCGAGCTTCATCTGCAGGTCCTTGTGGGTGTTGTAAACGTAGAAGGTGGTGAGATACCCCAAAGTGCTCTGGGCCCCCATCTCTCCGATCCAACCGTTGACATCCTCGATCACGACGTTGTCAGAATCGCAGAGGACGTCGTCAACAGTGTAGTACCGGACCTCCATACGCTTGCTCTCAGGAGCAGCCTCGTAAGCCTCCTGGCTCGAGTGCTCCATGTCGACCGGCTCATCGATAATGTCAGGGTTCTTGGCGTAGTCCTCCTCGACGAGCTTGCGAATGCGCTTCGCCTCGTTCATCTGCTGAACCTGGTATGACATACGACCGTTCTCGTACTCGAGCCGCTTGCTCTTCTCCTCGAGCTTCTCAACGGTCTTGGCGGACTCGGTCGCGTGCTGCGCATAAACCTCAACGTCCTTGTGCGCCGCCTCGAGGGAGCTCTGAAGCTCCTTTTTCTCCTGGGCGGCATTGCGCCGCGCCAGAGAATACCCCAGGCCGAAGCCCGTGACAGCCCCCAGCGCGGCAGCAGCAACGATAGCAACTCTAGTATTCATCGGACGGAAACCTCATCGATCTTGTCCCAGATCACGCCATCGACGTTGAAGTCCAGGAAGAAATCAGTAACTTCACGACCCCTGGCGGCGTCGTAGTGGCGGACATTGCAGGACTCGAAGTCCCCGAAGGAGATGTATCCGTCTCCCTCACCGCCCTTGTAGACCCAACCGACGACCGATCCAGCAGACGTCTTGGGCAGACCCAGAGTAGTGTAAACGTCGTTGAGAAGCACGTAACCATCGCACATGAGCTTGTTGTTCAGATACTTCTCCTGAGCGTTCAGCATCATGATGTCGAAGTCCTCGTTCGGCTCCCACAGCGAGGCGTTCTCGTCGAACACCACGGCGTACTGGGACATACCGTACTGGTCGAGGACACTCTGGTCATCGACGCTCTCGTTGCCGTCCTCGTCGACCTTGACGGCCTCTGACAGGATCGCCTCTCGACTCTTACTCAAGGCCTCCTGGACCGCTTCGGCGCCGAACGCCTTCTCAATGGCGCTCTTGTACTTGCGCAGAGACTCGTCAGCAGCCGCAACCGCCATAGTCAGCCCAGCGATGCGCTTGGCGGACAGACGGTGTGCCGAAACGACGCTCGCAGTGCCGATAGCACCAGCGATCAAAGCGGGACGGTAGTGCTTGGCAACCTTGAGAACGAATCGCCCGTAAGTCTTGGCGCGCCTGGCGGCGAGCTCCTGCTGAGCCTCCTTCTCAGACGGCTCGGGAGTCTCCTTGAGCTCGCTGATATCGAGAAGGTCGTCGTACACCTCACCCGTGAGAGTGAAGGATTCCTTGACCGCCAGGGCTGTGCTAGTGGTGAAAGCCGCAACTCCCAGAGCCGTGAGAACGGCCGGGGCGTGCTTGGATACAATCAGAGAGGCTTTACCGAAGCCCCTGGTCAGGATCGATGAACTCATTTGATGAAGTTCCTTTCGCGATAAGAGTGATATAAGTATACGATTCTGGAATCGGGGAGGGCGTTAACGGTTTTAGCCCAGTCCTTTCGATCCGGGTTGATTCCGATCAGCGCCTCTCGCATTCGTGATAGACGCATAATACCGTACCCTCGGTGACATATAATGTAGGAACGCCAGCGTTTGAAATGCCAGCGCCCTCTCCGCCCCAGCGATCTTGAGTACCGCCAGGGCGGAGACGGTTGCTGTGAGGACATCGTCCACCACCGAGTCAGTCGGGGAAGTCATCGTAGCAGGCCCAGACGATTCCGACGAGAATGACGAAGATGATGATCGCGGTACTCACCTGAGAGTCCATTCCATGACAGCGACGAACAGAACGAGCGAGACGATGGCGAATGCGCTGAAACCCATCACTTGCCTCCTGCACCGACTAGAGCCACAGCCGACAGAACCCCCAGGAGGACCAGGAACAGAACCCAGCCGTTCATCAGGGCCCCGACGATGATCGCCCCATATGCGCAAGCAATCAAGAACCAGAACAGAACGAAGAGCCAGTCGACCTTTTTCATTTTTTGAGATCCTTCACTAGTGCTGACAGGAGAGACGCGATCACGGCCACCGTGATGATGAGCTTGGCGATGATTCCCGGACAGATCCACATCACCCATAGCGCAGAGAGAACGACTACGGCGACGATGATCCACGAGATGATTTTAGGGGGTTCTTTTCTCACAATGACTCCGGGCGAGGCAGGTTGATAACATATCCCTCGGCGACTCGCATGATGCTGGCTCCTCGAAGATCGCGCCAGCCCCAGCGGTCGTCCGTGTACTCCTTGCTGACGCCGACGTAATCGTAGAAGTCGGAGACAGCGGCGAAGTCGTACTCCTCGATCGTCCGATCAAGGTTGTTCAGGACCTCCTCTGCCTCGGTGCGGGACTGGATGACGATCCTCGAGAAATCATACTGTCCTACGGGCTTGACGAAACCGCGGTTCCTGGACGAGGCGTCACCCCGATCACGATAGACTCGAGAATATGACGTGTGATCCGTCCTAGCCGTGCTCAGAGGTGTCCGGTTCTCCCCGAAGAGCAGACGATTGACACCCGTGGTCACCATGTCCGAGATCGTGTTCTTTACCGCCGGAACAACCACGTCCCAGACGAGGAAGTCACCGACGCTCTTCACGTCGTCGCCGAGAAATGCGTCCCGCGCCTTCTGCTGGATTGTGCGATCCTTGACGATGGCCGGTTTGGACGTAACTCGTTCGACGGGCTTACGGTTGCTGTTCGCAGGAAGGGATCCGCGAATCGGAACGCTGCTGGACATGTATGTGTTCCTTTCGATTTATAGTCAGTTAGCGGAGAAGAGCTCGGGGTGCTCCGCCTTGGCCTGGTCGATCAGCGTCTTCGGGAAGATACCGTTGAAGAACGCAATCGCCTTCTCCTCCTTCTGGACAAGACCGAGAAGGCACTCGTCATAGAAGATGGAGGACCGGAACTCGTGGAGGATCTCCTCCGACTTCTCGAAGTGGAGACCGTCTGCAGACTTGCGCCCGTAGCTGGAATCCATCAGAAGCTTGAAGAAATCGTACAGCGTCCACGTGTCCTCATCAGTGACGTCCTCGCGCTTCTTGTTAGCAAGCGTGGCGATTGTATCCTCGATTCCTCGAGGCAGCTTTCGCTGAAGGTCGAGAACGTCCGTCTTGTTGAGGTGGAACCAAAGTGTCTGGGTGTGCGAGTTTCCGTCGAAGTCCTCGGCCGTCACGGTCTGCTTGATCATGCGATGCTCCTTCGTGAAATGATAACCCATGAGCCCGTGTTAGGGGCCCATGGGGTCGAGTGTCTGTCAGATGGATGTGTCAGTCTTCGTTCTCGTCCGCCGAGTCGATCTCGGGAACGTCAACGCCCTCGGTCAGATCGTCCACGTCGGCGTCCTGCTTCGAAGCGTTCTTCACGACCTTGCGGATCACCACAGCCAGCGCGATGCCGGTGACTGCGGGAGCAGCAATGCGTGCGAACTTCTTCGCCGCGGGAACAGCCTGCGTCCAGTCGATCGTGATGAAGGGAGCGTCTTCGCTCTCGTTCTCGACAACGGTGGTGGAGGTGTTCTCAGACATGAGTATTCCTTTCGTATAGACGGGTTCTCATTATAGGATATGTTGGGCTTGCGAATAGAGAGACCCAGAGCCCGTGTTAGGGGCTCCGAGCTCTCCAGTTCAGGACTGTTTCATGGATCGAATCGTCTCGACCGTCTCCTCGACCTGATCTCTGATCGACTTGCCCGTGCTCGAGCCGACTGCAGCTGAAATCGCGTGAACCCCCACGTGGCGCATAACCGTAACGGCGGTGCCAGCGGGAGGACACAACGACATCAGAATCGCGTCGGCTGCAGCACTAGCGGTGACATCAGCGACAAATCCAGCAACGGATGAGATTCTACTTGTCATGGTGGTTCCTTTCTCTCGTTATAGCCCGTGTTCGTCACGCGAACCGGAACCAAGCCTCAGTGGGTTCAAGAAGGAAGTCCGTGACAACGCAGGGCTTACCGTCATCCGTGATCGTGGATCCGAAACGAATGTCGATAGCATTCGGCTCGTTCCAGCCCAGCTGCTGACCAAGATCCGTCGGCTCAAGACCGACCGCCGCGTAGAAGTCGTTCAAAGACACCAGATCGCCCTTGAGCAGCTGATAGTTCAGATTGTTCTGGATCTGCCGAACAGTCTCGATCGTGGAGTGGAAATAGCGACCACTGTGGCCGTCGTAGAACAGGACGTCACCCGACCCTACGACTGTCGTAGTAGCCGGAGTTTTCACTCGCTCAGCAGCTTGAGTAGCAAGCTCACGTTCCCGCTCGTCGCCAATCTCCTGTCGTGTCGTGGCACGGTAGCGATCGTATGACTCCTTCGTGAACGCGTAGGCCGCGGCTGCCGCGGCTTGACGACGATTCCCGATCGCAAAGGCACCCACGATGGACGCCGCTGTTGCTGCACCGGCGAGGGCTGCGGGGACGTAGAGCTTGTATGCGACATTGTACTTGGTCTTCCAATCCTTCTCGCTGAACGTTCGCTGCCGACGCTTGATGGCCTGGACCTCTCGATCCGCCTTGACGGCCAGATATACGGTTCCTCCAAGACCTGCGACGGCGGACCCGGTAAGGATGGCCGGGAGGTTCCGGACAATCCACTTGGACGCTGTCGTCACCAGTGCAGAACCCATGTGTGCTCCTATCTTATCACGGAAAACCCAGAACCCTTGTTACGGGGTTCGTGGGGTTGAGTTATGAGTATGTTCAGGCGGTCACGTGATCCTGAGCAAGCCGCTCGTAAGCAAGCCGCTCGAGCGCGTTCGCGTACACGGGATCGGCTGTCTTCTCGAGGTTATCGAGGTACAGCCAAACCGCTAGCGAGTCGTGCAGAGCGATCTCCTTGAGCTTGGTGCCGTAGGACATGGTGTATTCCTTCCAATAGTCGGGGTCTCATTATAGGGCGTGTTGAGTTTGCGAGTCCCGAACACCCACCCGGGAATTTTTAGAATCGAAGTCCCAGAACCCATGTTCTTGCGAGTTGCTCGAATATGGGTTCTGGGACGTTGAACGGTCAGATACGGACCTTCGTGATCAATCCGAGTGCCTTGCTGGTAACCGGCAGGATGCTCTCAGCTTTCACGACGAGAAGGACCGACACGAGAGACGTCGCGCATGTGACGATCGTGTCCGGGGACGGAAGCTTGACTGCTCGCTGCTTATCGAGTTCGCTCTCGTGCTTCTCGGCACGCCGAGTTTCGTCTCGATGCTTCGCGCAGATGGCTTCCAGTTCACGGATGTTGGCGAGCGCATTCGCGTACGCCTCCGCGTCGGGGTCCATTCCGTCGATGAATGCGTAAGCGTCCTTCAGGGCGTTCTCAGCATTGTGTTCGGGAGTGTTCATTTCGGGTTGTCCTTTCAGATGGGGTTCTCATTATAGGACATGTTGGGGACGCGATCAGGCGACCTCGTTCACCGCCAGTGTGACGGTCTTGTTCTCGGCAAGATCCTTCGCCGGCTTCTCAAGAGCGGCGTAGACTTCCTGCTTGCCGTGGTCGACGTGCAGCACTCCGTCGGTGGACGGGGTGTAGTTCTTGGCCGAGATGCCGAGCAGCGTGCCGAGGAAGGTGTCGACGGCGGCGATGGCCCCGACAACCGCATCCACGTGACCCCAACCGAGCGAGGCGGCGAGAGCGACGTAGAGGGCCGACAGTGCAGGAAGCAGGGTGAGGGCGACCCACTTGGCCTTGTCGTAGGTGGAGTTAGACATGCTTGTCCTCCGGTATGTAGTGTTTGCGAGTCTCCGGAAAATGTATCGGAAGTTCCTGGACTTCCTTCATGACCTTCTCGGCCATGCCGTTACCACCGAAAGACGAGTACGGGGAATACAGATACTTCTGCAGATCTTCGTACTCGTCTATGGTGATATATCCTCGAGACAGATATGCCGTCCCGAGAGCCATTATTTGGTTGTGCGCGATGCCGAGAAGGAGTTGTGCTCGAGCGTCCTTCCGATCCGCCCTGCGATCCAAGAAGGCCCATAGACCACTAGACGCGAGTACGCTAGTCACGATGGTCAATGTCATAGTGAGCTCTGGGCGCACTTTTCAGCCCCCGATAGCTAGAACCGGACGGATTCCGAGAGAGTCCGTCATGATCTCATCGCGAGCGAGGTTTCCCTTCCAGGCGCTGAAGTAGTTGGCCCACGTCTGGTCCCGGAGCCAGAAATCCTCGTTCGGGTTCTGGTGATTGAACAGCTGGAAATACCGAAGCTGGCGATACTCTGCCCGGTATGCGCCCTCGGAGCCGTTCTGGAACGACTGCTTGACGTGCGCGCCGAACAGCATCTGCTCGGTGGGGATCGTCACCTTGATCTTGAACACCTCGCCGCCCTGGGCGTACAGGCGGTATCCCTCCTCGCGAACTGTGCCGCCGTACTTGGTGTCTGTATCCCAACGGTTCTCGAACCAGGAGTTGTGCGCCAGAATATGCGAATCTCCGAAGAGACCGTAGGCCTTCGTGGCGTTCGTCTTCGGGTTATCGTTCAGGGCCGCGAAGAGCTCGCTGTTGCGGAATCCGCCGCAGTACTCGCCTCGGTGCATCACCGCGGAAGACGTGTTGCGGTCGGGCATAACTGCGATGTGGCGGCCGATCGAAGGGTCGCACGCGCCCCAATAGTCGAAGTCGACGATGTACCACTTCGTGTCGCCAGTAGTCCAGTAGTCGCCGATCCACAAGTTCGTGAACTGACCTGAGGAAATAGCGATTTGCTGCTGAGACGTGAACGACGAACCGAGGTTGTACCCCCTTGCGAGGACACGGTGCATCATCGGCACGTTGTCGAACATCGCGAACCGAAACGAGTCCGCGTTGATCTTCTTCGTGCTGGTGGTACCGTTCTGGACGACGAAGTAATCGGTATTCGGTCCGATGTATGTGGCCTCGGGATAGTCCGAGATCTTCATAGATATACTCCTCTGCTCAAACCATCATGTAGAGGCGCTGGGCGTTGATGGGGTTGTCTGCATGGTCATGGATCTCTGCGCCATTTTGAGCGTCCAGAAGGACATCCTTGATCGCCACGCCCTGCGTGAACGACGAGATCTGTTTCTCGACATTGTCAAGACGCTGAGCGAGTTTCGTCGCGGCGTCCCCGTCGAGGGTGGTCTTCAGAGTGTTGCGCCAGGATTCGTAGTCCGTTTTCTGCTCGGCCATCCAGTTCTGAAAATCCAGAGATTGTGCTTTCTGCTGCTCAGCGGACCACTGCTCGTACTGGGCGTCCCACTTGGCGTAGAGGGTCGAAGCGTCAAGACTATTGACGACGCCGGTCACCCAAGGTGTGGCAGACGAACCTCGAGCATTCCAGATCTGGTTGTATGTGACCTGCTGCATACCAGGACTCGTGCGAATCCTCGCCAGGGGATACCACTTGTCGAGGTCCGTGTTTCGCACGTTCGGGACCTGCGGATTGCTGCTTGACACGCCTTTGTAGACGGCGAACGAAGCAGCCCTGACCGACGGGTCTCGGTTGATGCGCAAGCAGACCAAGTCCCAGCGAGGGTGAGTGACGTCCGGCTGCTCGAGCGGAAGGTCGTACGGCGCGTCGTTATTCACCCAAGTCTTGTTGAGGAACGCGCGACCCGTACCTATTCGAACAGCCCACTTTCCGCTGATCGCCGTGACTCCCAGGGCCTGGCCGTAGGACTGGTAGATGCCGTAATGGATGAGTCCGTCGAAGAGCTCACCCATCTGTTCTGCTGAATACTTGCGGTCCCCATCCTTCGAGGAATAGAAACCACTGGTAAGCGTCATTTGATGTTCAACCCCGGCTTACTCTTCTGTAGATCTGACAAAGACGAGAACGTAGGATAGAAGGTGTCCCCGTTGACGTCTGACGAACGAACGTACTCGGTCACCCGGGCGACGTCCTTCTGGCCGTACTCGTTCTCGATCTGCACGAAGTCGCCCAGGAAGAAGTCCTCGCGATACTTGTAGATCGAGTTGACTGCGGCAACACCTTCGTACATCTGAATAGGCATGTGCTTCCACAGTTCTGTGTCGCACTTGTCCTTCAGCTGCCGTCTGGCAGCCTCTGGGTCCACGCCCGTGTTCCCGGTTCTCGCGGAATTCGCGCTCGTGGCCAGGTATCCGTTATGCGTCATAACCCCGGGATTCTCGAGATATCCCTCTCGAAGACCGAGACCGTTGGTTCCGACGACCACGGACTCGTTCTGGATGTTGACGTCCGTCTGCCACATGTATTCCTGCTCCATGCCGGAGGTGACGTGAACCTGCTGGAGTCCGGAGAAGATCTTCGTTCGAGTTCCGACCTTGGACTTGAGATATGTGCCTTTGGACAGGTTCTCGAACGATGGCGAGAACGTCACGGGAGGGTTCGTACTCTGCGAATCCGTTCGGTTGATTCCGAGATACGCATACCCGTACCAGTACCAAGGATTGTTGTCGGCGAACTCGATCGCCCACCCGCTCATGTTAAGGTCCGTGATATCCTGCATCAAAGTGTACCAAGAACCCTGCATGATGTATTGGTCCCAGGTGGCCTCCCCGTAGACTCCCGCATTATCAACGTGGGATCCGGAGGACGTTCTGATCGCTTCGTTCGAACCGAGCCGCATTGACCCTATATCCATGGCGTTTCCATCACGGCCATGGAGAATATCGGCGGGCAGATCCCAGGGATGGTACCAGCGGAAGCCCTGCACGTGTCTCGGGTGACTCGAATCGTCGACCTTGAACAGAAGGTTCGTCATGTCCTTTACGACGTCCCGGATGATGCCGTTGGTGGACTCGTGCTTGGCGCAGATGGTGTAGTCGTTCACCGGATACGGGTGAAGTACTCGCCTGTCGAGGACGGACTCGATCGAGCGGCCAGTGATCGTGAGTGTGCTGGACTCGCCGTAGTGCGTCTCCATCTCGACCTGCTCGATGATCATCAGCTTGTTCGTATCCTTGGTGAACAAGTAATAATCCAGCTGGTACTCCTGGAGGTTGGCGTACGTTCCAGGCACGACCAGCTTGAAATCACCGTAGCCGTGGAAGCGCTCCGTCCACACGACCGAAATATAGTCATCGACGAGATGCGTGAGGTTGCAGGACTCGTCGAGTACGGCCAAATACATTCACACCCCCTGATACGTGATGTCTGTGGTGAACCGAATATCCACGGCCGTCTTGTCGGACATGGCATAGTGGAATTCGTTTCGTCCCGGATGCATTAGCAGCCAGTCGGAGTTGAAGTCCAGGAAGTACATTCCCTTGTACCGAGTTCCGTTCGGTTTCTCCAGATAGATTCCTTTTCGACCGACACGCGTGTCCACTTCGATGGTGTCTCCTACAGACGGCTGATACGCCGTGGCCGATGGGGTCCACTTTCCTGTGAGCTTCATCGTCTGCTGCCAGACCGTCTCGGTCAGGGTGATCGGAAGAGGATTGGCCTTGAGTATCTTGATACGTAGAAGGAAACCGGCCTCAACGTCGCCCTCGTAGTTCACCACAGCCGTCTTGTCGGACAGGGTGCGCGAGAACTCCAGCGTAGGAGAATCGGGGAGAGGATCCTCCCACGAGAACTCGAACGATGGTTCCTCGACGTCGAAGTTGATGAGGTCCGAAGCATCCTCGCGGTTGTCATACCAATAACCGTAAGGACAGAGGATTGAGATTTTGTGTGATTCCAGGTTGGACCAGATGTCGGGCTCCGAGGACTCGACGTATCCGTCGGTATGCACCTGACGGTGGTCGGCATACACGGTGATTCGTACGGGCTGCTTGATCTGGCAGAAACGATAGATCTTCTGCCTTGACTGCTCCACGTCCTGAGTGGTGGTCTCCATCGGAACCAGGGTGAGAGAGATAGTGCGCTTCTGCACCCTGGAACCGTTGAAGAGAGCTGAGTCGGTGAGGGCAAGGTCGGTGGTGTTGATATCGGCCTTGCCGGGACCGAGACCGTCGACGTTCTTGACGGCGATCCCGGTATTCCACGGCTCGAAGAGATCAAGCGCCAGCGTCTCGCCACCGGGATTGGTGAGGACGATGGTGCGGATCATAGCTGATACATGGCCTCCCTTACCTGACTCAGTTGGTTGTGCGTCTGCCGATAGATCTCCGCTGTCGACAGCTCTCGAGGAGACGTGTTGTACTGGTTGAACACGACCGACTGCGCGTCTCCGAACGGCCTGTCGCTTGCAGTCTGGGGCTGCGGCTGGGCCGTGACGGCAGGCTGTGCGGCCGCCTGCGAAGCCATTTGCGCCGTTACAGGCGCCACGAGACTGTCCTGATTCAGGAGCTTCTGCATCTGGTCGACGCCCTCGGTGATGTTATCCAGGTTCATCACCGGTTTGATCTCGGGACTCAGGGTCGACTCATCGAGGTAACTCGAGTAGTCGAGGCTATCCATAGCGGCTTTCATAGATCCGGTCAAAGTGTCGCTCAGGTCGGAGATAGCGCCGATCGCCTCACCGGAGTCCCGGAGACCGTTGGCCAGACCCTGAATATTGTACTGGCCGATCTCGTAGAAGACCCTGGAAGGCGAGTGAATTCCGAAGAAATCTTTCGCCTTGGCGATGGCCCGGTTGGCCAAGTCCCTGATCTGGTTGACGACTCCTGAAATTCCGTTTCGAATGGCGTTCTTGATACCGTCAACCAGGTGACTACCCAGCTCTCCGGCCTTCGACTTGATGCGACTCTTGATCCGCTCGATGCCCTCCATGATGAAGCCTTTGATGGCGTCCACCAGATTCCCGCACGCGTCATACAAACGATCTTTGTTATTGCGAATGGAGTCCGCAAGACCGTTGATGAACTTGATCGCGGTATCGAAAGCGGCGTTAACCACCCTGGGCGAGTTGTCGCCGATGGCCGAGATGAATGTCACGATGGCGGTCGTGGCAGCATCAGCGATCGTCGGAATCCAGTCGTTCAGCCCTTGCAAGAAGGACAGAATCAGGTTGGCTCCAGAGGACACCAATGTCGGCATGTTCGCCGTGCAGGTATCGATGAAACCGATGATCATGTCGAATGCGGCCTGGGTCACCTGAGGCGTCAGCTCGACGAACTTGTCGAGGATGGCCATAGTGATGACTCCGAACGCCTCAACGATGGTCGGGGCCGAGTTGATAGCCGCCTGAGCGATCGCCGTCATCAGCAAGGTTATCGTATCGACGACCGTCTGCTGATTGTCGACCAGGACCTGGCAGAAGTTGATCAGCGCCTGCGCGGCGTTCGTACCGAGCGAGGGCAGCATGTCGATCAGGCCCTGACACAGTTGCAGGAAGAGTTCGACACTCTGACCGCCGAGGGACAAGAGTCCTGTAAGAGCCTCGATGAACGCCGCTAGACCGATGGCCGCTAGACCGACACCTGCACCGATGAGTCCGATAGCCACACCTAGAGCCAGGAGTCCGATAGCTGCACCGGTAGCTGCGTACCCCGCGACGACCACAACGGCCAAAGCCAGGCCAAGGCCCGTAAGCCCCTCAAGCATCTCGCCCCATGACATGTCGGCCAGTGCTTGGAGTGCTGGGACCAGGATTTGGATGGCCAGGGCCGTCAGGATAATACCAGCAGCTCCGAGGATCCCGCCGTCCGCAAGAGTGGTGGCGATAACCAAAGCTGCGAGCACCAGACCCATCATGGTGACGCCCTTGAGATAGGTCCCCCAGTCCATGGAGGCGATGTTGGCTATCTCAGAAGCTGCCAATTTGACGGCGAGGACCGCAATCATCAACGTGGCTGCACCGGTGATGTTGGAGTCGCTGAAGTTCATCGCAACGATGAGCCCCGCGAGCACCAGTCCCATCATGACAACGCCCTTGAGGTAGTCGGACCACGGCATCGCCGCGAATTCCGAAATAATACCACTCAGCTGCTTCAAGACGTACGCAATGGCCAGGAACGCCAAGGCTGAACCGATGCTGACCTTCTTGTTCGAGATCTCGGCGTAAATTCCAACGATGACGAGTAGCGCCGCCAGAGCCAGTTCGCCCTGAATGAGGCTTCCGGTATCCATCTCGCCAAGATTCTTGACGACCTTGGTCATGACGAGCGTTGCCGCGGCCATGAGATTCATAGCCAGCCCGAACGAGATGAACTTAGTCTGCTGACGTGGAGATCCCATAGTGTTCGCCAGGACAACCAGCATGCCGATAGCCGCTCCGACCCCGACGAGGCCTTTCATGATTCCGCCCCAGCCGAGAGAAGCAACATTCTGCATGGCGTGTCCGAGGATGATGATGCTCGTGCAGACCAGGATCAAGCCAGCTGCCTGAACGATCATCTTGCCCGATGAGACGGCGCTCATGGAGTCGTTCATCTTCTCCATGGCCTTGGTAATGGCCGTGAACGCCACGCCGATGGCGATTCCGGAGGCCATGACGCTTTCCGCAGGAACCTGAGCCAGGATCCACAAGGATGCTGCCAGGACCCCGATAGCCGCCGCATAGATGAGAAGCGTTTCCGCCTTCACCTTGCCAGTGGCCGCTTCCATGCTCTCGGCATATCCGTCGATGACGCCTTTAACGCTGTCGCCGATTCCAGCCCAGCCCTCGAACGTCTCTTTCATGGCCTTGAGGGTATCGGTCACCTTCTTGGCCAGGACGACGAAAGTGGCCAGAGCACCGCCCTTCACGAGGTTATCGAAGAGCCCCTGCCAATCACCGTTCCGGAACTGTTTGAGGATTCCGCCGAAGATCGGTTCGAGTGCATTCTTGATCTTGCCGCCGACGAATACCGCGAACTCTCCGAGCTTGGAGAGGAACCCGATGATGTTTTTCAGCAGGTCGAGGAAGTTAGACCACCCGGAGGAGACTTTACTTCCCAGGTCCAGATTCTTGACGAACTGAGACGTCACGGAAATGGCGCCTCTCACCCGCTCAGTGTAATGCGAGACGATCTCTTCAAGATCATCCCACGCTTTGGTAAACGGAGACCAGTCGATGTTCCCGGACTTCATACCGGAGAACACGTTACCGATTCCGGAGCCGACTGCGGCGACTGCGGACTTCAGCTTATCGGTCCACGAGAAGTCGACGTCTCCAAGACTTTCCTTGAAGTCGCTCCATTTTGACCTGAGCTCGTCGACGTGCTTGGCCAATGCCTGAGCGCGCGGCGAGACCCAGTTCGCAATCGTGTTGCCCCACACCATGGTGCGGTCGGAGAGACGATCGATCTTGTCGATGAGCTGGTCCGTCAAAGGGATGAGCTTGTCAGCGAACGACTTGCCCCATCCCTCGGAATTCTCGTCCGCTCCACGGAAGAACGCGACGATCTTATCCTTGAGCTGTACGAACCATCCACCCGCCTTCTCCGCAGCGGCTCCAGCAGCGCCCACAGCTGTTCCAACGGCGTTCACCGCGTCGCCAACAGGGCCGCTGTCGTTCTTGAGCTGCCTGAAGGGCTCCAGGATCACGTCTTTGATGACGGTGCCGGCGATCTTCATCGCCTTCCACAGTCGCTCGACGGCGTCCGTGAGACGGTCCCATGTAGAGGCGTATTCCGAAGTGAATCCCTGCTTGAATCCGGCGACGAGCTGCCTAGTCCAGGTGACAGTGCGAGCCATGGCGTCCGCCATCTTATTCGAGGCATTGGTGATCGCGGTGATCACGCGCTCGGACAGATTGAGGGATTCGTACCAGTTTCGCACCCAGTTCACAGCGTCACGGATGACTCCGACAAGACCTCCGGTAGACCTGATCGCTATGCCGAGAACGGTCGTGAGGATGTGGAACGCCCCGAAGAGGACTGAGCCGACGATCTTCGCCAGGTCGACGAATATGTCGAGACCGAGCTTAGCAGCGCTGAACAGAGCCTCGAACGCAGAGGTGATAACCTCCATCGTACGATCATTCATTACCAGCGTGGCCGTGAAGTCCGCAAAGGCTTTCGTGACGTTGTAAAGTCCCTGAGCCGACGGTCCGGAGAATACTCTCCCGAAGGCGTTGCCGATAGCCTGAATCGGTTTGATCAGTGCCTCGAAGGAGTTCTTCAGGCCGCGCAGGAGCTCGTCTCGACCACCCAGCTCCTTCCATTCCAGAAGCATCTTGTTCCTGGCGCTGGAAATATCGGAGATCTTGGAAGTGATGACATTTCCGATACTGGTCCAAAGCTGCTCGGCTTCCTCGAAGTCGCCGAGAACGATTCGCCAAGTGGTGGCCCACCCGGAGCCCAGTTCCTCTTTAACCGTTCCGACAAGCTGCGAGAAGGTCTTGATATGGGTCGCGGCACCTTTGGCGGTCTCCGCGAACTCCATGATCGCCTGGGTCTCCTCCTCGGTGTACCCCATCGCGCGGATGGCTTCCTCGGAGTAGTCGCCGGTCATCAGGCTCAATGTCTCGAGCATGACCTCGGACGTGAGCCATCCGTCCTGCAAGGAGTCGCGGAAAGATCCCTCTTTCGCAATGGCTTCGTCCACCGCCTCGCCGTGAATGCGAGCAGTGCGCTTCAAAGCCTCTTGGAACTGCTCACCGCCCATTCCGGCGTTGACCACCGAGTTCCAGTCCATAAGTCGGACCGTACCGGTAGCGATAGCCTGGGAGAGCTGATACATGGCCGTTGACGCCTGGGCGCTGGTTGAGCCGGAAGCGGCCGCAAGGTTGCTCAGACCCTTAATGGCGGACACCGAGTCCTTCAGTCCAACACCGGCTGCCGTGAAGGTACCGATATTCCGAGTCATCTCGGAGAAGTTGTAGATTGTCTGGTCCGCGTATGTGTTCAACTCGTCCAGGGCGGCGTTGACACTGTTGATGTCCTCGCCCTTGCTCGCCGTGTTGGCGAGAATCGTCTGAACCGAGTTGAGCTGCATCTCATACTCTTGAAAACCGTCGAGCGCCGGTTCGATCGAGAGGGACTTGATCAAGTCCGCTCCGACAGAGACGGCTTTAGACGCGATGCCGCCAAGTGCTGCGATACCGGATACCCCGAGAACGCTCATATTCGAGATCAGGTTCCCGGCGCCGCTGATGGCCTCACCGAATGTCAGGCGTCTTGCAGAATTCGCGACGTTGTCGAGCCCCTGTGTGGCGCCCTCCATTTTCAAGCCCGTGTTGAGTTTCTCAACGGACTGGAGAGACTCCGCAACCCCGGACTGGAACTGCTTGTTGTCGAACTTCAGGGATACGACTTTATCCTCAATGGTACTCATACGGAATTCACCACCTTGAGCACTCTCTGCTCGATCTCGTCGAATATGGGTTTCATGGCCGGATTAATATAATCCCTGCCCTGGACATAGCCGCCTGTTCCGGTGCCATGTCCGTACTGGAGAATCACGGCGATGTTGACACCGTTGACGACGTGCGTGTTCGACCACACGATACGGCCGACACCGGACCCCTTTTCGATGTTGTAGGTCCAGGATTGCGAGGTCAGGCCCGTGTCAACGGGGGTGGCATCACTCAATGCGTCCACGCCCCGCTGACCGCAGTCCTTGAGTACGTCGAGGTACTCCTGCTCTTTGAGCTTGGTGAGCCACGCCTCGGTCTTGACGAACTTGCCGTCGAGCGAGAGCGATACGCTCACTTCTGCTTGGCCTCCAGAGCTATGACCCGATTAAGGATGCCGAGGTAACCGTTGACCCATGCGATGGTGAGAGGCATAAGCCATTCACTCGGGGGATTCTGATACGGATTCACCTCGGGCTTCCACTGACCGCCTTCGCCCTCGACGAGCTGTCCGTCTGTGATATAGAGATGCGCCACGTCAAGAGACGCCGCCTGGTTCACGACCTTCTGATAGTTGTCCTTGGTGACGTCGTGGATAACGTGCCACCAGCGAGTGGCCGGCTCCTGCATCATCCGGTCGGTCATGACCGGTTTCGTCGCATCGTTCTTGAGGTAGGTCTCCGCCTTCTCCTCGAAGCACATGCATATGTCGAAATCCGCACTGACGAAGTCGTCGGCGATGTTCGACCCGGTGTTGATGACAATGAGGAACTGCTTGCCGTAGAGATCGCGAATTTTCTTGAACAGCCGCCTGTACCAGTCGAGTCTAGGAGCCTGTGCACCCCAGCCGTTGACCACCTCGTCGAGGAAGACCCCCTGGCATTCGTTCGGGTAGTTCTTCTTCGCCCAGGCGATCTGCTGGAGGATGTAGTCCTGGGTGTACTTGTCGACGTCAGGTACTCCAGCGCGAGCAGGGTCATCCTTCGGAAGCTCGGCAACGCCGTATTGGGTCTTGACGTAGAAGACGCAGCGCTTAGCTCCGGCGGAAAGCGCTCTAGCCGCCTGCTTCTGGAAGTCGGCGTCGAACGTTTCCCAGTCTCCGCTGTTCCGGTTCATGATAACAACGCCGAGGGACGATCCGTATCCGAGAGTCCTATTCCATTTTGACGTCGCGCCGTTGTAGTAGTCCGGCCAGAAGTAGGTGACCGGGCTGTAGTACCGGTGTCCCTTGACGAACGGCGAAACGTCCTGGGCCAGTAAGTCTATCTGTCGCTCGAGCTCTTTCGTGTCGCCGCCGTTGGCGCCCGGCACATCCAGAGACACGTCTGTGACCCTGGAAGCGTCGAGCGCAACGAGACGATAGGCCTCAGCCATGCCGACGTGACACCAAACGCGAGCTTCGAGCTTCTCGCGGTAATCGACCTGCCCGGTCAGACGCCCGGTGCTGTCCACGAACTTGACGAAGGTGTCGCCGTCGAGGCAGTCCACCTGAACGACGGACCATGCGGGAAAACGCCCGCTGAACTTGCCAGTAGGCATGGCTGGACCTCCTCAGATCACTTCTGGTCGAGCTTGGCCGACAGCGCGTCGACCTTGTCGTTCAGGGTGGAGAGCTGCCCGCTCACGGTCTTGAACCAACCGACCAGGGGACCGTCGAAACGGCGACCCGCGATGCCGGAACCGGTCTGGTCCGAGATCTCGATCAGTCGAGCGTTCATCTCTTTGAGAATGTCGACACCCTCACTCATCCATGACTCCTCTCCGCCGCCCGAAGGACGGCCGTGGTTGTACCACCATTCACAGTGCTGCGAGAACGGAACGCCGTAGGAGTCGTAAGCACCCGAAGCATTTCCGCTGTTGTAGCGAGACCCGACTCGACGAAGGTCCTCGTATGAATCACCTTCGTAAGCGATCAGATCGCGCAGAATTGCGCAACCGACTTCCGCGCTCTTCTCCGGATCCCACCAAGCACGGTTCGGATCCTGAATGAAGTAGCCGTTGTAAGTCACCTGCAGGGGGCCGACGCCGTTGGATGTGCCCCAGTTCGAAACGACGGGCCAGAAGTCGTTCTCGAAGTTCTCCTTCGTGACCTCGCCCCATCCGGAACAGGCGCCACCGGCGTCGTGGCCGTAGACGTTCGCCCCTTCGAAACCGGTTTCCATCCACAAGCAGGCGAGGGCCGCCCACCACGGGCAACCGACATTGTCGGCGGCCTGCAGTACTGCGTCCTGGATACTCGTGGCCGAAGGGCTGGAATCGTTCGAGGACGAAGAGCCGGAACCCGCAGAACTCGTACCGTCGTCCACGGAGACGTGGTTGTCCCTGCGGCGAAGGCAGTGGGTCCAGGCGTCTCCGTTGGTATACGGGTGGTCATTGTAGAGGATCGTGCGAACCTCGCCACCGGTCTGGTCACCAGCGTAACCGTCGATGGAACCGTCTTCCGCGATCCAGGCCTCGGCGAGGACCGTCGGGCCGGTCTGAGTCACGATGGCCACGTGCCCACGGCCTCCTGAAGCTGCCTCGCTCAGGACGATGTCGCCAACCTCGAAGCCGCCGTCAGGCTCGTTACCGTTCCATGAGTCTGAAATATCCGCGAAGTTGCGCCGAGCGCACTCCTCACGAAGGGATCCGGTCCATGTTGACTTCGGGAAGTATCCCGCGGTGAAAGGCTCGCCCCACTCGTGGTGGGCAGCCAGGTTGTAGCATCCCGCGACAAGCGCCGAGCAATCCGCGTTGGCCGCGATTCCGTGAAACCAACCGTCCCAGTCGGACTGGTCGTAGAAGGTCCATCGTTCGGGCTGGCTGTATCCGATGTTCGCGTCATCAGCATAGTACCTAGCACAGCTAGCAGCGTACGAAGCTACAGTCAATCCATCCTCCTCTCACGCACACGTAGGCACGCATGCCTTTGGGTTTGAGCAGATCGTGCCATCTGCCCCCTTGTCCCAACCCATTTTGACGGATTCGGGAACAGAAGGAATGTGTGAGACTAGCGGTTTGCCCGAGGCTTTGAGCGCAGTCCAGATTTCCTGCGGCGCAGTGTACTCCATGCTGAGAACATCGCACGTCTTTCCCGCGGCCCAGTTCGCATACCAGGCTTTGTCTTTGTCTCCAGCGTAGGCATACCCCCACGTCTTCACACCTTTGGCGCGAATCGGGTCGAACGCCCATTGCGTGTCGCCGTATGCCTTGAAGACGATCTTGTCCTCTAGTCCCTTGAAGACCGCCAGGAATTCTTCCCACTTTCCGGTCTTGTATTTCGGGTCGACCACGAGGACGTGGCTGTCGATGTAGTGCTCGATCAACCAGTCGAGTCTGGCGGGCATGTTCTCGGTCTTAGAAGCAGCGGCTTTGATCTCGTCCCAAGTGTATTGGTCTACGGGCTTTGTCAGCGCGGGAACAAGACGCGAAAGCGACTGGTCGTGGCACCCGAACCACACGCCGTCACTCGACTGTCCGCAACTCATCTCGAGCCCATGACACTTGAAGATCGGGCACTGGGAATATGCGCGTTCAGTGTGCTCCGGCCATGATGCGGACCCGCCTCGATGGGCCACGAAGAACTTCGGAGTCTTGAGCATCTCCTCGACGGAGCGAGATCCGTAAGGGATCGCCTTCATGCTAACGCACGAGATCGCCTCGGTGCCGGACCAGACGAAGTACTCCACTCTCGTGCCATTGGCCATCGTCGGGTCTTCACTCAGCTGCTCGGCGTGCTCCGTAACCTTGACGAATGTGCGGCTCTTGGCGACGGTCCCGCCTGCCGGCGCAGTAAAAGGGGTCGTGGCGTAGTTAACCGCTATCGAGCTCCAACTCGCGTCGGTCTTCTTTCCCCAAGAGCCATCCGTGATGATAGTCGTAGTGCTGGGAAAAGCGACGACATCCTCGTTAGCCGTGGCATGCATCGTCATGATACCGAAGCAGGGAACGTCGCTTATGAGCTGCGAGTTCTCAGTGCTGTGAATCGCCTCGAGCTTCATATCGTCGATAGTGGACCCGTCAATCACAACGAGATACGCGCACTGGCGCCCTTTGTAATCGGTGTTCTTGGACCCCCAGTTGATGTTGCGGAATTCGGTCCCCAACTGGGCCTTGTGCACGGCCACGGTGGTTGAGCGAATCCAGTTCTCGCCCTTCTTGTCCGAGTCGTAAATGCCCGTCCAGCCCGCAGGAGTGGCATCCCCCTGCGTTCCGAACTGCCCGGCCACGACGAGTAGACCCCAGTCGCCGGATTTGAACGCTCCCATGTAACTGAGCGGCTTCGTCGGATCCGAGCTTTTGACGGATCCTCGGATTCGCATGGCCATCAGACGGTCCTACGCACGACCACCGTGTTCGATGGCGTCCCCGACGGAACCTCGCCACCGACCGGCAGGATGAGGACATTACCGTTGCCGCCACCTCCGGTGTTCTTGGTCGCGTTGAACGAAATCGGTCGCTTCTCGCTGAGGGTTCCGTTGTACTTCGCGCTCGTATTGTCCGTGTAGTAGACGTAGATTCGGGTGTAAGCGCCCTCGGACCCCACGGCCTGAATATTGATGTATCCATCAATCGTGGTGAGAGAGGTAGAAGACCCGTTGACCACGTCCACAACGACCGTGGACCCCGGGTTGGACTTCCCGGAGATGGTTCCTGTGATCATCCCTTGCTTCCCATCTTCGCTCTACGGGCCGCATTAAGCGAACGGTTCTGACGAGCTATTTCGGCCCGGCTCATCTTCTTGGGATCCTTGTTCTTCTCGCCGCAGACACGGATCAGAGTCATGAGGCGGTTCAGATGCCACTTATCGCATTCGAACGGAATGGAGAAAGTGGCCATCCAGTAGTAGATCAGTTCCGAAGTGATGATCTCTCGTGATCCCGGACCGTGATCTCGGAATGTTGTTGCTGTCATCGGGTCGTTGATGTAGTCGGCAACCTTCTGGGCATGCTCGGGCGTAAGATGGGAGTACGCCAGAGGGTTGACTCTTCCGATTGTCATGCACTCGATGTAACTGAGCGACTGCTCAGCAGTGCGATCTCGATTGCCGAGGAACGGCACTTTCCAGATCGATTCCCATTTTGACAGAGACAGAAGACTGTGTTCGAGCTTCAGCTCGGTGGCGATTCCCGGAATGAAGAGATTGCGTACTTCGTCGTACTTCTCCTCCCCGTGGATATGAAGCGTAAGCATGCGTGTTCCTATCGAGGCGCTGCGCCCTCAGGATTCTGCGATCGACCGAGGGCGCAGGCGTATCTCAGGCCGCGTTCTTGATGACGGCGATGAGCTCGTCCGGTGTGGGGAGCTTCGGATCGCTGTCCGACTTGCCGAACAGCGTCTCCGTGGCGGCCTTGTACTTCACGGTGGTGAGCACGGTGCTGTCGAGCGTGATGACGGAAACAGGCTTGTGACCCGTGACCGCGGCAGGAGTCGACTTGACGCTCCAGGAGAAGCTGATAGCCTCGGGAGAGTCGTTGATCGTGCTGTAAGCGCGCTCCGAAGGCTGAGCAGTCAGACCATAGAGAACGTGGATCTTCTCGCCGAACGCGTTGCCCTTTGTGTCGTTGCCCTTGACGGTCCGGTAGGCGATACCGAACTTCGCACGAGCCTGCTGGCCGAGGTAGACTCCGGCCTCGGCAGCCTCGGTGCCGTCACAAGCCATGAACTCGTCGGGGAACGTGTAGGCCTCGATGGTACCCTCGAAGGTCTCAGCGGCCTGGAGGGAGAGGTACTTGATGTTGTCCGCGTAGACATCGGAGATGTCGGCGCCTGACGGGGTCTCGGTGACCTTGGTGAGACCGTTCCAGGCCACGCCCTTGCCGTACTTGCCGGTGCTCGAGTCCACGACGTACAGAGCGCCGTGGTCAACACCAGTCTCGTAGACGCGAGCGCCATCCTGGTCCCAGGTGAGAGCAGCCATGCTGCATCCTCCTAAGCGTAGATGGTGAACACATTATGGTTGAGGCCCTCAGTCGCGAAGAAGCGGCTGAATCGAGCCGTCGGTATTGCGGCCACCTTGTCGTTTACAGGACTATCCGGATCACGATCGATGACCGTGACCTGATATCCGATCAAGTTCCACCACAGCACGTTATCGGCGTAATACGGGGAAGCGTTGTTGCGCTGATAAACGATGCACGGGTATACGAGCTTAACCGATTCCGGTGGCTGGTAGTACACATGGTCCGAGCCAAGGGCCCCAACCAAAGACTCATGGAGTTGCAGTCGGCCCATTGTACACCCCTCCGAGGTCGAGGACTAGACGGGGGCGTGCAACCTCGACATTGCTGACGGACCAGCGCGCCCCCATCCATTCCACGTACTTGATGGCCGTGAAGTTCTCCAGAGCGAACGCATCCGCGAGAATGCGGATCTGATTGTTCGTGCGGAGATCCGGAATCACCTTGTCAGTCGAGACATACTGCTTCATCATTCGCGTGACGTCGCCGTAGTACGATCTCTCAGTGATCTTGTCCTGCCAAACCCCGGGCTTGACCTGTACGGACTCGCCGTAACCGATCTTTCCGAAGAACTTAGCCATTTTGACGAATCAGGCCGTCTTCTGCTCGATGACCAGAGCGCTCTTGTACTTGGTCAGCGCGCCGGAGCAGCGAGTCTCCAGCAGGTACTTCTGCTGGTTAAGGTCCAGGTCGAAGTCGTCGAAGAAGTTCACCTCGCCACCCTTGTCGGCGCCCAGCGTGTAGTCTGCCAGGTTGACAATGATGCCGAGCAGCTTGCGCTTGCCGCCATCGTCACGCTCGGCGCCCTCCATGACCTCAACCTCGACCAGGTCGGAGACGTTCAGGCTGGTGGCGATGTTCTGTGGGGTCTGGAAGACGTACCGGTTGTTCTTGTCCCGGAGCTCGAGCAGGTTGCAGACGAACTCGTTGGTGGTGTAGAGGACCGGGGAACCGGAACCCTTGTAGTTCTTCCTGGCACGGCGAACGGCGTCGATGACGGCGTACTGATCCGCAGCGGCCTCGAGAGTAACCTTGTGGGCGAAGAGCTCGTCGTCCTTCCAGATCGGACGGACGTTGGCCTCCTTGACCTTGTCCGGGGAAGACACGTCGCGGCCGTCACCGATCAGGATGGCGCGAGCCAGCTCCTCGTCAAGAGCGAGACGCAGGTTCTGCTTCATCCAGGCGACAACGTCGAAGGACGTGATGTCCAGGATGTCGTCGCGATCCATGCGAGTCTTGTTGTAGATCGTGGTCGGAGTGGTGGTGCGGTTAGCCACCTCGTAGACGACGTCCTTCTTGCGGCTGGCCTTAACGTAACCCTTGGCGCGAAGAGCGTCAGGGGTAAGGTCGGACCACTGGGTCTTAACCCTGGAGAACGGCGTGTGCTTGCAGCCGTTGAGAACCTTGGAGACCCAGCTGTTCTCGCGCATGACGCGCTGGGGCTCCCTGTCCACCAGAGTGGCATCGGGGAACAGCTTCTCCGGCTCCTTGATACCGTAGTCCTGAGCGTGAGCCAGGAACGAAGTCTTGAGGGTCATGCCCGGTCGGGCAGCGTCCTCGAAGATCTCCTGAATCTGGGAGTGGGACAGAACCTCACCGTAGACCGGCTCGTCTGAACCCTCAAAGATGTTGGAGTGCACCAAAACATCCTCCTTGCCGAAACCGTGCTCGGCCTCGTCGTTGTCGTCGTTGTCGTCATCCTCGTCCTGGAGGGACTGGATGAAGTCGTACAGAGTGTCAACCTGCTCGTCGGTGAGGGAGTCAACGAACTCGTTGACGTCGAACTCCTCGTCGGCCACGTCGGCCTCCTCTTCCTCTTCGGTGTCCTCTTCATCCTCGGACTCTTCGTCCGAGTGCGAGAGGGTAGTGCCGGTGTAGATGATGGCCTCATCCTCGGCGTCCTCGTAGGATCCGTCGGAGTGCTGAATGGCCACGTTGTCGATGAGCGCCCCTGGGTTCGCGCCCGAAAGCACGAGCGAGACCTCAACGATGTTTCCATGCGTCACGCTGGGTCCGGAGTGGGACAGGCGGTTGGCATAGATCGACAGCGAGTCCACGTCTCCGTTCTCGACCAGCTCGCGACTAGTCTCAGCCGCGTCGGTCTTGTTGAAGGAGCAGTAGGCGTACACGCCGTCCTTGCGATTCTCGAGCTTCGCGTGTCCAATGACGTTCGCAGGGTCGTTGTGACCGTGCTGCCACACAAGCGGGACGGTGGCTCCGTCGTTGTCACGGAAGGCGTCGCGGCGAATGATCCGACCGTCTGAGCAGGTCAGATCGTTCTTCGTGGCGTACCCGCTGAAGTCATACGCCATTTTGACCTCCGTCCGTAGGTTCAGTGTCGTACTCGTCCTGGGCCGGCGTGGCCTGAGACGGCAATGCGTCCAGAGCCGTGCTGGCGGACGGGTTGATGTTCGCATTCTGCAGGGCGTCCGCACCGTCGTCAGGAGCGGGCGGAAGGGACAGGTACGAACGGCCTTCGTTGGACGAGATGACCTCGTCTCGAAGGAGCGTGTCGAGCGCCGAGATCATCTTGGACGGCGGTACCTGTCGGAACGGATCCTTCAAGTACTTGACTCGCTGTCCCTGTGTCCTGGCAGTCTTGGTAAGGAACGTCTGGGTGAACGCGATCGAAATTGCATCGAGCATCGGTTCGACCGTTCGGTTCCAGTACTGCGCGAGTTCCTCTTCCCTGGCTGTGCCGTTGAAGACGTTCTCGGTGACGCCGAGTCGAGCGTAGAGCTCCTTGGTCAGATACTGGATCTGGGCCAGAAGATTGCTCTCTGCCGGACGGTTGAGCTGTGTTATCTTCTCCGTACCGTCAGCGTATGCAATTCCGTATGTAGACTTGGTGAGCTGATCCGAAATCTGGTTCAGTCTGGCGTCGGCTCGCTTCTGCAGGCCCTCGGACTTGATGGTGTATGGCAGCTGTATGATGATATCTAGCTTGCCCGAGTACGCCCTCTTGTCAGCGACATCCAGAAGGGTGAGTTTCTGCGCCAAACGCTGAAGAGTGGAATTCGGCTTGTTCATCACCTCGTAGAACGGGTTCTGAATGACGGCCACAGTCCTCTTCGGCAGAATCAGTTCTTCGCGCTCGCCTTTGCGATCGTTGTAGAGCCGCACCTTTACGTGATCGGGATACCACTGCGTCACGTAGCCGACGCGCATGGACTTGATCTCGAAGGTGTTCGATTCCCTCGGATTCAGGTCCGTGTCGACAGGCACCACGGCCGCTGCACCGTACTCGAAGCACGTATGGACGATATCCTGAACGAATGCTCGTCCGCTCTGGTCCTTGTTCGGTGCGAACTCGAGACAGTCATTGAGAGACGACGCTCGCTCGAACTCGAAGCGTCCGTTCTCCCCCAGCTGTATATGCCGTATCGGAGTGGCCGCAACGTCTATCGAGATTATGTTGTAAAGCGTGTTGACGATGGACGAGTCCATGTTGTACACGCTGAGAGGGAGATCGGGTCGACTGGCGTAGGAAGTACCCAGATTCCAGTCCGGTGATCTGTCCTGATTCGTGAACGCGTTGTAGGCGTGCTTGAGCCTGGACGCGAATGACACCGCCGGCCTCCTTTCAGTCGAATATCTCTCGGTGGACTTTGTAGGCAACCCAAGCATCGAGCAGTGCCGACACGGAGTCGATCTTCTGCTCTCTTCGATCCTTGTAAAGCTTGCGGTTGCCGTTGGTATCCTCAAGGGCGATGCAATTCCCCATGGTGAACTGCATGATCGCCTGATCGAAGAGAAGTAGACGGTTGAACGCCATGTTCTTGATCTCCCCGAGAGGTACGGATTCAGTTTTGGCGCCCTGGACGACTTTCTCGACTCCGTATTCACCGTTCTCTCGAGTCCAGCGTTCCACGAACGCTCGAGCATTGTACGGGTCGAACCCCATTGCTCGAACGTCGTAGTTCTGGTCGAGAATGTAGCGATCGAGATCCTCGTAAACTTCCATCATGTCGAGAACGGTTCCGTCCATGACTTGAAGGGAGCCCTCGTCGAGGAATTCCTGATACTTGCGTCTCAGTGATGCGGGAAGCATCAGGACGGATTTCTCGGAAACGTAGCACCTGGTCTTCACACCGAAACGATCCCCGCTGAGCGGAAACAGGAACGTGAACGCCGTGAAGTCGTCGCCTCGAGATAGGTCGCAACCCATAGCGCAAGGCAACTGCCAGAAATCCTGCTTCCTATGCGGAATCGTCTCGTCGTATGTGAAGAAGTACGTATACCCCTCCATGGGGAGGCCGAACCTCTTGGCCAGAATGTCATTCCGGACTGAGGGGACGTTCTCAGCGCGTTCAACGTCTCGAGCGTATGTGTCGTATGTAACAGTCATGCCGAGGTTCGGCTGAGCCTTTACCCAGGTGTCCGGATTTCCTACCTCTTTGACGTCGTCGAGGCGGTAATAGAATATGGACGTGTGCTCGTCTCGGTATTCGCCCTTAAGGATTTTGAGGAGCTCCATCTTGATGTCGTCACCGCTGGCGTTTCGTACCGTGCCCTCGGAGGAGACAGCCACAATGAGCCAGTCGTTGACCTTGGATGCTCCCTGTTCGAGAGCGCCGACGACGTCCTCTCTAATATCGCCGGAGAGCCACTCGTCCACCGTGCAGAGCTTGGGGCGGAGTCCCTGAAGTTTGTCGATTGACATGGGGCGAACCTCGACGAGGCTGTTCGTCATGAAGTTCTGGATCCCCTTCTTGGTGGAACAGAGCTTCTGACGATCGGCCTTCGACCCGGAGGTGTTTCGAATCTCGCCGTCAGTCATGAACGAGAACAGCGGACCCTTGCTCCGAGTCATGGCGGTTCGAAGAGGCTGCATGACCTCCTCGGCCTGTTTCATGGTCGGTGCGGTAGTGATCTGCGTGGTCGTGGTGGTGTCGATTGTGAGAAAATACGCTTGCAGCAGTGTCTCGTACAGAGACTTGGCTCCGCCTCGAGCAACGATGATGTATTGCTTGTTGATGAGGCGCTGCTTGACTTTGCGTTTCTCGAAATGTCCTCCGCGGCCGTTATCGTTCTGGACGAAGACCGAGCGCTCGATGAAATACCACCATCCGAAGATCTCCTCGGCCCACAGCTTGAACGAGTCGAGAAGAACCAGATCCTGACCGTCGGTGAGGGTCATCTCCGATTCGCAGAAGCGGATGAAACCCTCGACCGCAAGATCGTCATAGTAGAAACTAGGATTACGAACGCGGTCATCGATCCGATTCATCTCCAGTTCGATTTCGTGGCATACCGGGATCTCGCCCGACAGGACTCGTGCACGGAACTCAGCATAATAGCGCGGGGTTGCGGTATTACTGAGCATCTAGGAGCTCAGCCCCGCTTCTTCCGCTTCTTGGATGCCTTGGCTCCTGCTGATACGGCGCTGTCGAGATAATTTGTGGCGTACTTCGTTCCGACGTTTCGGATGGCGCTCACGGCTATGTCGCCCGGAAGAGATGCGAGCTGCTTCTTAAGACGGCTGCGCTGAGAGGGCTTAGGACCGTATGCCTGGTTGTACTGGCGCTCCAGGTTAGCACGGTTCACGAGACGCTGAAGCTCTGCGTCGGACAGAGCTGACGCCTTACGAGCTTCCTGCTTCTTGGGGCCCGTCTGTCTCAAGCCGCTGTTCTTGCGAGAACGGCGAATACCCCACTTCATGCCCTTGACGCCGTGATGCGCAAGGACGTCCTCGGGACGGGAGATGGAAATGCTCATGAGAATTCTTTCTCCTGATTGATACGCCACTGCAATTCGACGATCCGCTTCTGAAACGCCTCAGTGACGTACGAGTTGTTCGGTGGATCGAAGTCGAGTCGAACGCGTGCGTAGATCAGAGACTTGACCGCCTCGATTTTGAACTCGTCCTCGCCGAGCCATTCGCCCCACGTTGAGCTCGGCCCGGAGATGTAGAAACGAGGCAAGCCGAGCTGGGCCGACTCGAAGATCGCCGAGTTGATGTGCGAGATGAGCTCGTCATCGAAGGCCGTATACGATGCCTCGAGGCCGAGCATCTTCTTGACAGTCTGGAGAATCGACCCATCGGCCATTAGCGCGAAGCCTTCTTGAGCGGGAAGCGGGGCTTGCCCTTCACGCTCTTGGAAGCGAGCTTCTTGCGCTTGGACTTGGCTGAGAGGTCCTGCTCCGACTCAGCATCTTCCTCGTCCTCCTCGGGCTCATCTGCATCGGTCCCGATCTTCGTCGGGTTCTTCTGGAGAGCCTG